CCTGCGTCACCTATTCCGTGACCTGTAAAGTTATCTACGATAAATCCATTTTTAAATCTATCAAAACCATCTGCGTCTTGTATTTGTAAAGATTGAGCAGATGATTCTAACAAAGAAAGTTGAGTATAGTATTCTACATTTTCTATTCTTTTTTCTAATCTTCCAATATCTTTCATAGTATATCTTCGATTATCTACAATATCAATATCTACATCAGCAATATCTAATGTGTAAGCAGGTAAAAATAATGTGTATAAGTGCATAGCATTGTCTAATTTGCCAGGAATATCTGGTGTTATAGCACTAGCACCTTTTAATACTTTAAAGTTACCTTCTTTATCTAAAAAGATTTTATCTACTCTCTGTAAATAATATTCAAAATCGGAAGTTACATCTGTGTTAAATTTAATTACATCTACTGTTGAAAAACCTGAACCATCAAATGAACGATCTTGGTTTCCTGAATTAATTGTTGAAGCGTCATCTACTCTAGGTCTAAAATCTAATACATCTCTTAATTCATAAACTTCACCAGTAGTAACTGAAGTATAATTAGGTATATTTTCATAATCAACAACACCTGAATATGAATCAACATCAAAGTGATCTCCAGTACCGTGAGTGAAATAATCAAAGTCAATTAATATTCTACCTGTTGGTGTTAACTCACCTGTTTTTAATTTGATTCTACCAATATCATAGAAGTTATCTCTTTGTCCATTGTCTAATTCAAATCTACTTGTAATATCAGTATGACTTGTAGTAGCAGGTGTACTAAAGTCAGGTGACATATAAACTTTATTTAATACATAAACATCAGCTTTGCCTAAACCAATAGTGCCACTTTCTATTGTAGTTTGATCTGATATAGCAACTGTTTCATCTTCATTTAAAGTTTTTGATTTTGAGGTAGCAATTGATCTATTTACAGTTGCTAAAACTTTGACATCATGTCCTTGAAAATCAGCACCAAAATCTAAAGTTAATGTTTTGCCTACTGGAGAACCACCAAGTGTAAAGATTGTATCACTTTCATGGTTATTACCTGTTAAACTTAATACATCACCTACGGCACCTGAAGTACCTGAGCCTGTTGCTGTAATTGTAACATAAAAATCTTTTTCTAAAAACGCACTAAACGTTTCATTTGTTCCAGCAGTTAATTGAATTGTACCATCTGAAGTTAATGTGTCTGAAAATTGTCGTCTAACAGAAAAACTTGTATCTGACAATCCTGAATTTGCTGTAGTTTTTAAAGTTTTAATTGTTTCATATGGTAATTTAAATATAGAAATATTTTTTTCTGGTGATTGTATTTTTGTTCTTCTTCTTGTAACAATAGTTTTAGTAGAAGCAGCAGCTGTAACAGTCGATAATGTTAAACTAGTATCTGATATAATTGCCTCTACAATTTTAGTTTCTGTATTAGCACTATCATTTGTAAATGAAATTGAATCTCCTACTTTTAATTCTTCAGTAAATCTTGTTCCTATTCCAACTACAGCAGCACTACCAGAACCAACATCTATAGTTCCTATAAGTTGTAAATTGTCACCATTAGTAGAATCTAGTGCGGTATCAGCAGTGTAAGTTACACCATCTCCTCCTCCAGCTTGACCTATTTGTTTTATATCAGGTGCGTCAAAGTTTGTTACACCTTTAAATCCTACAGCATCTGATTGAATTACTGCTGTGTTTGATGAAGTACCACCAGTAATTGTTTCACCAGCAGAAAATTCACCTGAAACATTTGATACTATTACAACACCATGTAAAGCATTTCCAGAAGAACTATAAGATGTAAAGTTTGTAGCAGTTGTACCGTCTGATTCATACAACTCAAAAGTAGTTGATGATGGATTTCTAACTGTAAACACATCACTTGTGGTTACAGCAGTTGAATTGTTTTGTGCTGAAATAGCACTAAAAGTAATTTGTTGACCTTCTTTGAAATTGTGTGATGTTACTGTACAAACACCTGGACTTGCTGTTGTTATAGCAGAAACAGCAGTTGCTTCAGTCGTAGATATAGATTGAACAACGCCTGTGGCACCTGAAGTACCACCTGTAACAACTTCACCAGTTGTAAATGATTGATTTGTAGTAACGTTTAAGTGAGTAAATAAAACAAAATCAAACAAATAATTTCTGTAAATAGCACTTGTCAATGAACTACTTGCTAAAATATTTGAAGTAGCAGAACCTGAAAAATATTCAAACCCTTTTGATTTTGCTCTACCTATTTGATTAATACTAGAACCTGCGCCTGCGTTTTCAGTTCCTCTACTTGAAGTAGCTTCTTTATATAAATTTACATTAGCAAATGCTTCAGAAACACCAGAAACAAATCCTATATCAGGAGCACCATACACATTTGTTACATTAATATAGTTACCTACATCAAAACGAGTATTAAAATTTTGTTCCGTATCAAAATCTCTAGCCTTATCAATTTCAACATAAGTTGTAGATAATTTTTCTATTTCATAACCTTTTACATATGCTTTTCCAGGAGATAATCCTATAGCAAGTTTAGTTGCGTCTCCACCATTAGCTGCTGTGTAAATACCTCTTTTAACATCTATGTCTGAACTTCCAGCGTCTTTTAAATGTTCTCTAATATCAATATCAAATTGATTTAAATAATAATCACCTGATTCGTCATATGTTCGTCTAGCGAAAGTGTCTTCTAAAACAGCATATTCTGTTGTTCTAACTCTATTTTGTAGAATACCATTTGATAATCTTAATAATTCAACAAAGTTTGAATCTTCTGTTGATGTTAATGTTTTCTTTGTTAATGTTAAATCTATTTTAAATCTATGAGCGCCTGGAGCATTTACGTTTGACGAACCAGAAGCATTGTCATTTAAACTTGCGTCATCACTTGAAGTTACAAAAGATTCTGTAACTGTTAAACCTACTCTATAACTTGGTGTATTTGTATATTTGTCAAGTATTACAACTTGATTAGAAACTTGTACTTGAAAACCATTTATATAATAAACACCTTCCTGTACTTCAGCAGCAGAACCTGTTGCCGTTGTATCAACAGTTGCTGTAGCAGCAGCCTCATCAATTGTACAATTTAAAGTTTCACCATCAGCAAAAACTGCGTCTGTGTTATTTGTTCCTGATTTTAAATATTTAACATATAAAGTATCTGGATCAGTACCGTCTGTAGCAACGGCATTTACACAAGTTGCTGTTATTCCTGAAGTCGCACCTGTTAAAGTTACACCAATGTAAGATGAAATTGAAGAAACTGATTTTGCCGAAAGTTTAACAGCATAATAATCTAAATCATATCCGATTTCACCAGGAATGACCATAGCACCTTTTTCAAAAAAATGGTCTCCCATTCTTTCGACTTGATTTTGTAAAATCGTTTGTGATTGTGTTAACTCTCTCGCCTGAACAGCAAACGCTGGTCTAAACAATATACGGTGAAACTTTTTCGACTCCGTAAAATCATCATAATAAGGCGTGAGGTTAAAGTCTGTTGGACTTGGCATTTATTTCCCTCTAAAATTCAATTATCAATTTAACATTTTCAGTTTGATCTGAAGCTCTTGTAATAGGTGATCTGTTTTCTAAGTATAAAACGTCTCCTGTATCAGCGTCTAATTCTGAACCAGCATATCCACTTGTAAATGAAATACTGTCCACTGTAGAAGTTGAACTAGAAGGAGTTGCTGTTACACTTGAACTTTGTCCCGTAATTGTATCTGTGCCTGTAAAGGCAGTTAAATTACCATTACTATCAGCACCAGCATCATTGTGTCTTGTTTGAACATAATACAAGATACTATTTGCTGTATCGTGTTCAACTACTTTACCAACAGCACCTGAAGTTGCCTGATTAATTTCTTCATCAACAGTAAATGTACCTGAAGCACTTGATAATAAAATTGCTTTTGTATTTCTTAATGTTGTAGAAGAAGCAGACGATCCACCTGAATCTGGATCTCTAATTAAAGCAACTCGTCTAAAGTCGTTATCTACTGTAAAGTCACCTGTGTTTGAAGTTTCAGCACCTTCAAAGTTTACGTTTAACATTACAAAGAAACCACCTAATTCTTTTACGGCATTAAAACCGTGTCCGCCTTTTGGCTCAATAATAACATCTAATTCTGTACCTGATAATCCTGTAGCACCTGCCGATACAATATCTGAAACTCTTATGTAACCATAGGTGTATCCTGTTCCAGGAGTTGTAACTGTTACTGCTGTTACAGCACCACCTGATACTGTTACAGAAACTTCGCCACTTGAACCGTCACCTCTAATAGCAATACCTGTGTGAGTACCGTTAGTACCGCCTGAACCAGCAGTTTTAATTTTTACTACATTTACAGCACCATCTACAGCGGCAGCTGATACTGTTGAGTTTGTCGCAACAGCTATAAAGTCTGTTGATAAAAAGTTTTGTCTTTGAGCGGCAGTTAAACTGTACATATATTTCCATTTGTACCCGTCTGCCGTAGATAAAATTGAGTTTGATGTTCCTGTAGGTTCTACAGTTGAGTTAGCGTCACTATTATTGTCTAAACATTTGTAAACATCATAGTTACTGTTCATTACATAAAAAGTTGCGTCATATAAAGCAGTCGCACCACTGTTAGCAGTTTGAACACTTGAAGATGATCCTGTTACAAAATTACCATAGTCGTGTCTGTAGTAATCATAAACTGTACCAGTTGCCCAATTTCTTCTAGGAATAACAAAAGAAACATCTGAACTTGTAACTCTTTTAGCAGCTAAAAAATCATCAAAACTATAAAATTCGTCTTGTATTGAATCTATTGGTGTAGGAGCAGCTGTGTCTGTTCCTTGATATTCTGTTCTACCATCTGGTCTTGTAGAAGTTGCCCACGCTTGTGGTCTACCAATTGCCAAATAGTAAACGTTTGGTGAAGCTTCAGAAAACGACTCAGAAAACTGTTCCGAGTTATGTATTCTAAACTTGTTTGTTATTATTGCTGGCATAATTTTTTTATTCCTTATTCATATTTATATGTTTATTCAGACGGTTTTGTCGGCCAAGTTACATTATTTATATCATCAACCGTTGTTAATCCGTTTGTTATATCTCTTAATGCTTGTCTGTATGTAGTCATCGCTTCAGATAATGTATTATCAGACAAAGCAAG